CAGCCTGTTCGGCAGCCTGGCCGACATCTCGAAGTCCTTCGCCGGTGAGCAGAGCGGCATCTACAAGGCGATGTTCGTCGCCTCGAAAGCCTTTGCCATCGCCGACGCGATCCTCAAGATCCAGCAGGGCATCGCCAATGCCGCCGCGCTGCCGTACCCGGCGAACATCGGCGCCATGGCCAGCGTCGCAGCGGCGACGGGCAGCATCATCTCGACGATGCAGGGCGTGAACTACGGCGGCGGCCGTCAGTTCGGCGGCCCCGTCAGCGCCGGCAGCATGTACCGCGTCAACGAGACCGGGGCGCCGGAGATGTTCGTCGGCAGCGGCGGCAAGCAGTTCATGCTGCCCACGTCGAGCGGCCAGGTCGTGCCGGCTGACGAGGTCGGCGGCGGCTCCGGCGGCTGGACCCTGATCGTCGAGAAGCTGCCCGCCGGCCTCGACATCCGCCCGGCCGGCGTCGACAACGAGCGCCGCATCGTGCGCCTGGCCGTGGCCGAGGTCGCCGGCCAGTTCCGCGAGAACAGCGGCGAGGCCTGGAATGCCCTCGCCGGCAGCAGCAACGTCCGAGGGAGGTTCTAGCCGTGCCCATCGCATACCCCGTCGGCCTGCCGACCGTGCTGGCCACCAAGCGCACCAGCAAGGGCGCCGCCTTCGGCATGGCCAGCCCGCGCCGCGGCACGCCCTACGTCGAGCCCACGGGCACCGACACGCCGACGGTCTTCGCCGTCGAGTGGCTGCTCAGCGAGGCCGACGCCGCGGTGCTCATCAACTGGGTCGAGGTCACGCTCGAGCGCGGCACGCTGGAATTCACCATCCCGCTGCGCACCGAGACCGGCCTGCGCGAGATCACCGGCAACTTCCTGCCCGACGGCCTGCTCGACCGGCAGCGCGACGGCCCGCTGTGGCGCTACAGCGCGAGCATCGTCTCGCGCACCGGCACCGGCGCGCTGATCGTGCCGGCACCGCCCCCGCCCCCACCGCCGACACCGCCGTCGGCCTCGGGCTTCTTCGTCAGCCCGTACCTCGGCGAGGTCGTGTTCACGGCCGGCGAGGGCGGCGCGAACGTCACGACCGAGCTGCTGGCCGCCGTTGCCGAGGCCAACGCGCGGGGCTTCTTCCTGAGCCTGCCGCCCTGGACGGTGCGCTTCCAGACCGCCTTCAAGACGAACAAGATCAAGGGCGTGCGCGGCCGGTCGAAGCTGGAGCCGATCACCCCCTTCGACTACTCGCCGACCTTCGCCAGCGAGTTCATCATCACGAACCAGAACGTCGACCAGGGCTTCAACCTGGCCACGGCCGACGACGTGGTGTTCCGCGACTTCGAGCTGAACCTCACGCCCACGGTCAGCAACGCCATGATCGGCATGCTGGGCATCAAGCGCGGCCTGTTCACCGGCCTGCGCCTCGTGGCAAACCGCAATGTCGTCGCCAGCAAGGCCGTGCCCGTCGGCAGCCTGCTCGACCTCTACTGCACGAACCGCAACGTCGAGGTCTACGACAACGACTTCGACAACGTCACCGGCGCCTACGGCAACCTCGGGCGCATCGGCCCCGACGGCGGCGCCTGCATGTGGGTGCGCAACCTGCGAGGCGGCACTGTCGGCCAGGCCGAGGCCTTCGCCAGCGAGAACATCACGGTGCACCACAACCGGATGCGCCACATGACCAGCGACGAGGTGATCGCGGTGTTCGGCGTGCGCGGCATCGTGCGCAAGGTCCAGATCCACAACAACGTCATCAAGGGCCTGCCGAGCATCGATGGCGTGCACCACGCCACCTTCGTGAGCGTGTTCCCGCTGAACGACGGCAGCGCGCTCGGCGCGACGGCCGCCACCTACGACTGCGACTACTTCGACAACGACATCGAGGACGCCGCGGCCATGTACGACGTGCTGCGCATCGGCAACAGCGCCGACGCCTCGAACCTGAACTACAACAACCGCAGCCGGGGCAACCGCATCCGCTGGATTCGCAGCGACGACCCCGTCACCGGGCCGAAGGCTGTGTGGGTGGCCGAGGGCTCTGTCGGCGTCGACCCCGACGTGGCATCGGCCATCGTGCGCTGCGTCGAGGGCACCTTCGGCGCGGCCTATTTCAGCGACAGCAGCGGCAACACGAGCACCGACGACGTGGCCATCTGCCAGGGCGGCGGCGCCACCAGCGCGGCCGGCTTCAGCGGCTTCCAGAAGCTGGTGAACCCCACGGCCTACGGCGACATCTTCAACGTGGCCTTCAACTGCCGCATGGTCGAGGGCGGCACGCTCGAAGGCTTCGCGCGCATCTTCTACAACTGCCAGAAGGTCAACGGCACCCGCTACCGGAAGAACGGCGCGGGCGGCGTGGTGTGCGAGGTCGACAGCGGCTCGGTCGGCGTGTTCACGATGACGAACACCGAGGGCGAGACCTTCGGCGGCTTCATGAAGGTGGCCGGGTCGGTGCCGTCGGGCTCGATCGTGAACGCCTTCGCCAACGTGTGCGCCATGAGCGGCGGCGCGAGCTACTTCGCGCTTGAGAACCAGAGCACCGCCGGCGGCCTGCTGATCGCGCGCAACAACACCACGATCGGCACGATCGGCGGCATCACGACGGGCTCGGGAACGATCACGCGCGCCGGCAACTACTGGAGCGGCACGACCGACTGACATGCCGATCACCGAGCGCGCCTTCTGGGCCACGAAGCCGGTCGAGGCCCGCTTCGAGACCATCGTCTTCAGCCACGCGGAGTTCAGCGCGCCGGTGCGCCTGGTGCGCAACGAGTTCGCGGCGGTCACGCTGGGCGGGCAGAGCTACACGCCGGTCGCCATGGAGATTCGGCCGCCGGTGCCGGCCCCGGGCGAGCAGCCGAAGCTGGTCGTCAGCTTTGCGCGCCAGCAGGTCGGCCGCACCTTCAAGACGCAGCTGCGCCTGATCCGCGCCGCGGCCTCGCGCGTGCCGGTGACGGTGACCTATGCCGTGTGGCTGCAGGACACCGACGCGCCGAAGCGGTCGTGGACGCTGTACGCCGACGACAAGGGCGGCGTCAGCTTCAACGGCAGCACGGTGCAGGTCACGGCCACGCTCGACAGGCTGCGCCGCACGGCCCGCGCGCCGGTGTACCTGCCCGAGGTGTTCACGGGTCTGGAGCTTGTCTAGCGCTTCCTAGCATGCAGCAGGCGGATAGGGATGCAACCCGAAAAGCCTTCAGCAAGCCTGCCGCTCCTTCATGCTGACAAGGAGCTGACCTTGAGAACGTCTTTGAATGCCGACGAGCTTCGGCAATGGCTTCGATACGAGCCGGAAACAGGGCTTCTGTACTGGACTAGATCCAGACGCGGGCCCGCTTTCTGTGGCGCCGTCGCCGGTTACACCGATCGCTTCGGTTACGTGCTGGTCAAGTTCAAGCAGCGCAACTACAGGGCGCATCGAATCGCCTTTGCATTGATGAACGGAAGCGCCCCTGACATCGTGGACCACATCAACGGCAACCGGGCAGACAACAGGTGGTCTAACCTGCGAGTAGCCGACGCTGCAATCAACGCGCAGAACATTCGAAGAGCTAGGGCCGACAACAAGGCCACCGGCAAGCTAGGGGTGTCTGTAGCGCCGTCTGGCCGATTCCAGGCGCGAATCATGGTGAACAAGCGCTCTAAGCACCTGGGAAACTTCGACACGCCGGACCAAGCACACGCGGCATACGTCGAAGCCAAGAGGCGCCTACACCGAGGCTGCACGCTGTGATGACGCCCGAGCAGTTCGCTGAACGCTTCATGGGCGTGGGTGGGCCGCGGTATCGGCGATGGTCTTCGTCGTGGGCGTTTTGCGATTGTTTCGGCGCCATCGTCCTCTACTGGCGCGAGGTCGTCGGCGTCGAGCTGCTCATGAGCCCGGCCATCGGCAGTGGCATGGCCGACGGCTTCGCAGCGCTCGGCCCCGCATGGCGCGAGTGCGGCCCGCTGCCCGGCGCCTGCGGCTTCATGGCCTGGGATGTCGGCCTTCCGCGCCACTGCGGCGTGCTGCTGCCCGGCGGCGACCTGCTGCACACGGAAGGCCCGAGCCCCGGCGGTGCTGGCGGTCCTCGCATCACGCGGCTGGCGGCGATGGCCCGGCTGTACCCCGACCTGCGCTTCTACGAACCCACCGCGAAAGCCGTCGCCCCATGACCGCCACGCTCATCGTCCTGCGCGACCCGGCCGGCATGCTCGGCCGCGAGGCTCACCAGCTGAACGGCACCGAGCCGCTGCAGCACCAGATCGAACGCCTGATGCCCGGCGGCGGCGCCGAGTGCGAGGTGCTCATCAACTGCGAGCGGATCGACCCGCTCACCGACGAGCGCCTCGACGCGCCCCCGCAGTGCGGCGACACGGTCGTGGTGGCGCATCGGCCGTCGGGCCTGGACCCGTTGACCGTGGCGCTGATCGCCGGCGCGCTGCTGGCCGTGGCGTCGTTCGCGCTGATCCCGAAGCTGCCCGACACGCCCACGGCCACCGACAGCCCGAACAACCGGCTGACCGGGCAGACGAACGTGGCGCGCGCCTACCAAGGGATCCCCGACGTGTACGGGCGGCGCCTGGTGTTCCCTGACCTGATCCAGCCGAGCTACGAGGAGTACATCGACGGCGAGAAGGTCGTCACCGAGCTGATGTGCATCAGCCGCGGCGAGGGCCGGGTGACGGAGGTCAAGTCGGGCGACACGCCCCTGTCGGACATCGTCGGCGCAAGCTATCAGGTCTGGGCGCCGGACTTCGTCGGCCCGCCTGCGCCTGGCGTGCCGGGCAGTTACCCCGAGGCGCTGCAGACGGTCGTCGGCCCGGTCTACGAGACCTCGCGGTCTCCGAACGTCAACGGCCAGGAACTCACGCTGGCCACGAGCGCCGATGCCCTCATCACCCCGGCGACGCTGTTCTTCAACAACACCTCGCAGTTCACGCTGACTTTCACCGACGGCGCGCAGTGGGCCACGCTGAAAGGCCTGGCGCCTTCCGGCTCGTGCCGGGTCACGTTCTCATGGGTCCACCCCGGGCCCGGCGTCGACTACGGCGACACGCACGACCTGACCAGCACGGTCGTCTCGTTCGTCGTGACCGGCAGCGACGTGACCTTCACCTTCCTGACATCGGGCTACGCCTTCGGCGGCGGCGAGCCGGGAGGCCACACGACCACCGTCACGGCCACGATCTACGCGGCGGCCACCAGCTCCAACGATGTCGGCCCGTTCACGCTGAGCGCCGACGCGGATCGGCTGTGGTGGAACGTGGTCTTTCTGCGCGGCCTGGTCGGCTCTGTGCAGGTGCAGGCTTCGTGGGTGCAGGTCGACAGCAACGACGTGCCGATCGGCGGCACCTCGGGCACGACGACGACGACCTACACCGGCAACAGCCTGGACACGCACGCCTTCACGACGAAGGTCACGCCGTCCGCCGGTCTTGGCCGCTACCGCATCACCTTCCGGCGGCTGACCGCCGACCTGGGCAACGGCGCCGACGTGGCGAAGCTCGAGACGCTGTACGGCGTGCGCTACTTCGCCACCAAGAGCTTCCCGGGCGTGACGATCATCCGCGTGACCACGAAGGCCACGCCGTCGGCGACCAGCGTGCGCGAACGAAAGTTCAACTGTGTGTTCGAGCGAGCCGTGCGCGGGCTGGCCACCGACGTGCTGGGCTACAGCCGGAACTTCGCCCGCGCCATGGCCCACCTCTGGACGATCAGCGGCCAGCCGATCAGCGAGCTCGACACCGCGGCGCTGGCGGCGATCAACACGTCGCTGGGCGAGACGAACGCGCTGCTGCGCTTCGACGGCAG